GACGGTTAAAACCATCCGTAAGCTGAAAGATGGAAACGGTCAATATCTGTGGCAGCCTTCCGTTGCAGCAGGAGAACCGGACACCATCCTAAACAGACCGGTTAAGACTTCCGCCTTCGTTCCCACCATTGAAGCTGCAGCAAAGACCATTGCCTTTGGCGATTTCAGTTATTACTGGGTTGCTGACAGACAGGGCAGATCCTTCCAAAGGCTAAACGAGCTTTATGCCGCAACTGGTCAGGTGGGCTTTCGAGCAACCCAAAGAGTGGATGGTAAGTTGATACTTTCCGAAGCCATAAAGGTCTTCCAGCAGAAAGCATAAAAATTTATTTTTTTGGCTAATCATGCATGATTTTTACAAAATGGCTAAATTTCAACAAAAAACACAAACATATACCAACTTCACTACCCAAAACCTATCACATAAACCTATACCTCGCTTATCTTGCGCGTTTTTTCCATGTATGCTACTGTGTGTACATAGGAGGTGACGAATATGTCAAACACGTATAAAGAGCTCTTCATGGAAGAGATAAAAAGACAGCAGGATATAGCAAAAAAAGCAGGAAAGAAATATGTGAATCTTATTTCAAGAGACATCCACCAGGAGGTGGGGGGCTATCCTGCTAGGAACCATAAAATGCCAAGTTGCTGCGAAGCGATGTATGCGCTAATGAAAACAGGTGATGAAGTTGTCGCGGCTCCCCCAAGTGGAAAAGGAGCCTATTTAACTATCAAATACAATCTATAACTCCTTTAC